GAGTGCCTCGGCGTCGGCACGGTCTCGCCGGTCGGCGTCCGGTGGCCTGAGTTGTTCGGCGAGTGGCTCGGGGCGGTCGAGTACGGGTTCTCGGTGCATGAGCTGGTCTGCGTCGAGGCCGGCGGCCGGTGGTACACGGTGCCGGAGTACCGCGACCAAGCGTCTATCGCGTGGTGGCTGTGGGCCGAACGAGACCGTTTCGCCGGCGCGGTGCAGCAACCCCGCGACACGGCGACCGGGTCGACCGTCTTGCCTGCCGGGCGACTGCTCCGTCTGACGTGGCGGCCCGATGGGCGCACCGACGCATCTGGCATGGGCTACCTCCGGCCGATGGAGCCGCTTGCTGCCGATTATCAGATTCTGAGCGCGCTCCGCATCGTCGCGGCGCAGCGGTGGTCCGTCCCGACCCCGGTTGCGTCCATCTCGTCGGAAGAGGAGGCGCGCAAGGCGTCTGCCGCCGTCGAGGACGCTGACGCGCTTGAGGACATGCTCGCGAAGTACGCATCGGGCGACCGGGCGCACATCGTCCTTCCCTCCGGGTGGACCCTGTCGACGTACGGCGGTGAGTTCGACGTCTCGCGCATCGACGCGACGATTGACGCGACCGCGCGCCGCATCATGGAAGTCCTGATGCAACAGTACCTCATGTTGGGGTCTGCGAACGCGGGCGGGTCCTACTCTGCGAGCGAGACGCAGATGGAAGCCGCGCGACTCGCCGCGCAGGGCGTCCTCGAATGGCTCGCGGACTCCCTGTCATCCGACTACATCCCGCGCGCCATCAAGTGGCAGTTCGGGGACGTGCCGGCAGCGATACTGCCGCGGTTCCGGTTTGACGGGTTGTCGAGCGAGGTGTTCATGAAGCACCTCGCCGCCCTCCCCGCGCTCGTCGCCTCTCGCATCCTGCCGATGACCCGCGAGTTGCAGGACGCCGTGGGCCGCGCACTTGAAGTGCCGCAGCCTGAGGCGCCGGCCGACATCACGACGGCGCCCGCGCCGGCAATGCCCGAGGTGGTGTGATGCCTCTCGACCGCACCCCTCCCGCGTCCGGCGTCGAGGCCGTCAAGCGCGGATTGCGTCTCTACGAAGAGGGGCAGGGCGGCGACGGGCTCAAGGCCGAGACGGTGCGCCGCGCTCGGTCGATGGCCGATGGTGAGGCGCAGTCGGTGGAGTGGCTGACGGTCGAGGCGCCGGCATGGTTTGCGCGTCACGACAAGAGTCGGCCCGAGGGTGACCCGGAGGGGTCGCCGTGGCTCGTCGCGTGGCTTCTGTGGGGCGGCGACCCCGGCCGGCGGTGGGTTGAGGCGCAGAAGGCCAAGGCCGAGCGCATGAAGGAGCGTGGAGAGACCATCATGGCGATGACCATTCCAACCGCTGAAGGGCAGGGCATCGGCGGCTTCCTCGACGAGTTGAAAGCCGCGGCCCGTGCCGCGCTTCTCGCGCCCCTGTCGCCGGAGGTTGCGGCGCAGGCGTGGGTCAAGCTCGAAGAGGACACCGTGACGGACTCCGACTTCGTCGCCGAGTTGTGCGGCGTCGAGGCCGGGGATGTTTACTTCCGCATCACCTACGAGCGCGGCGCCGACGGGCGCATCGTGCTCGGTGAGCCGGTGCGAGTCGAGGAGCGGACGACCTACGAGCCTGCCGCGGTCGCACTATCGGCCGTGCTCTGCGAGCTTGCCCCGGTGCATGCGCCGGCGGCTGAGGGCCTTCTGCGAGGTCGCACGGCGCAACTGATGCGCGTCGGCCCGCTTCACGATGCCTACACGGGTGAGGAGCTGCTGACCGTCACGGACGAGATGCTCGCAGCGATGGTCGCAGCGGCGTCGGTCGCGGGGTACTCGCTTCCCATCGACCACGGGCACGCGCTCTACGCCGCGCAGGCGTCCGGCGCTGACCACGCCGAGGTCAAGCTGTATGGTCGCATCGTGAGCTTGGAGCACCGGCCCGGCGTCGGCCTCTTCGGAGTGCCCGAGTGGACTCCGGCCGGTGTCGAGCTCCTGCGGTCACAGCCGGGTCTGCTTTACTTCTCCCCGACCATCGTCGGCACGATGCACGACCCGGCGACGGGTCGCCCGCTCGGGCGAGGTCTGCATTCCGTCAGTCTGACGCCAACGCCGCGTCAGGACCGCATCGATTCACTGGCGCTGTCTCGCGCCGCAGCCGGGGCCGTGAGCCCCAAAGGAGAGGCCATGGCGGCCAATCAGGGGACCGGCACCCCGAAGCCGGACGACGTCGTCACGCTGTCGCGTGATGAGCACTCCGCTCTGATGCTCGCGCGTCAGCAGCTCGACGAGGTGCGCGCCGAGCGCGACGCCCTCAAAGACGGTTCGGTCGCGCTGTCGCAGCGGGTGGAGGCCCTCGAGGCCGCCGCGTCGCAGCGTCAGGTCGCCGACGAGATTCGCGAGGCTGAGGTCGCGGGCAAGGTGGTCACCGCCGAGCTGCGCACCCTGCTCGCCTCGCAGCCGCAGGCGGCCCGCGCGGTCATCCTCGGCGCGCTGCCGGCGTCTCGCCCGGTGGTTGCGCTCGGGCACGGTGAGCGGACGGAGCCGAAGGACGCGAAGGACCCGGCGGTCATCCTTCGGGCCGTCAAGCTCGCGAAGGACAAGAACATCAGCTACGGCGAGGCGCTGACCCTCGCGCGGGGGGAGTGAGCATGTACGCTGCATCCGAGAGCACGATCATCCACTGCATCGCGTCTGGCGCCATCGTCAAGGGGCAGGCCGTCAAGGTCGCGGGTCAGTCCGGCGGCGTCTTCACGGCGAGCGTCTGCGCCGACCCCACGCACCTCTTCTACGGCATCGCCCTGGAGAGCGTCGCGGACGGCAAGCGGTTCGCGGTCTGCATCGCGGGCAAGTGCGAGGCCATCGCGGCCGGTGTCATCACGGCCGGGACGCACAAGCTGCTGAGCTGCACCACGGACGGGGAACTCGAACCCTACGCCGTGGGCGACATCCCCGTCGCGGTGTTCCTCGGGAGCAAGAAGGGCTCCGCGACCGCCGCCGCCAATGACTTGATCGACGTGCTCGTGATTCACGGGCCCATCGACACCATCGCCTGAGAGGACTGAGCCATGCCGATCAACTATTCCAACCTCCGGCCCGTCGACCCGGTCCTGACCGGGTTCATGGCCAGCCTCGCGCCCGACCCGGTCCTCATCGGCCGGGCGCTCACCCCGCGCGTCGCCATCGACAATCCCGACTTCATCGGGAAGGTCTGGCTCGACACGCACGAGTCGTTCATGGGCACGCCGCAGGCGCTGGAATTGCAGCCGGGCGTCCCGATGCCGACGATGGCGAGCAAGGACCCGAGCACGGTGTCCTACGAGTGCGTGCCCTACGGCCTCGCCTCGAAGGGCATCCCGAAGCGGGCCGCGGCCCGGTCGCAGCTCCCCGAGGACCTCGTCCAGCGCGAACTGCGCATGCTGCGCAATGCCCTGCTCATCGCCGAGGAAATCCGGTACGCCACCCTGTACCAGACGAGCGGCAACTGGACGACCACCTCGGCGTGCAACGCTCTGTCCGGCGGCGCCAAGTGGAGCAGCCTGACCTCGACCCCGCTCATCGACCTGCACGGGTACATCGGCACGTTCGTCGAGGCGGCGCATGGTGCGATGCCGACCGACCTGATTCTGCCCTACGCCGTGGCCCGTGCCATCGGCGCGACGGCGGATGCGCGCGGCTTCTACGTCGCGAACGTGTCCGGCACCGAGACGAGCGCGGTGCAGGCCGGCCGGCCCCTCGGCGTCGACCGCGTCGCCGAGATGCTCGCGTCCGAGTTCGGCATCAAGGTCCACATCGGCCGCGCCCGCAAGAACACCGCGAACCTCGGGCAGAGCCATTCCGAGTCCTACATCTGGACGGACACCGTCTGGATGGGCACGCTCAACGCCGATGCCGGCGTCGACGGTCGCAGCGTGCGGACCATCCGCTCCGCGGCGCTCGGCATCGACGAACGGAGCCTCATCGGCGAGGGTGGCCTCGGCGGGCTCGACACGTCGTTCAGCGCCGGCGTCGACGAAATCGCGCCGTCGCAGGGTGACGCGTGGGTGCCCTACGTCCAGCACTGCGCCGACGAGTTGAAGCTCGCCGCCGACCTCGGCGCGACCATCACGGACTGTCTGTGATGCTGCGGTTCGCTCCCGAGCACCCCGGCGCCGTCGCCTTCCTCGACGGGGCGGTCGTCCGTCTCGGCGATGTCGTCGACGCGCCGGCCGAGTGGGTTGAGCGCATCAGCGCGGCCTACGTCGGCGCCGGGGGCGGGCCGTGCCTCGTTCCTGTCGAGAGTCCGGCGGTCGACCCGGTCGCCGACTTCATGGCGGCCATCAGCACGCCTACGCCGTTCAACCCTGAGACGCCCCCTGCGGCGGTAGCGGCGGAAGCCGCGCCGGTCAAGCGCAAGCCGGGGCGACCGCGGAAACCGGCGTGACATTCGGCCCGCTTTCGTCGTCCCCTTCCGATGGGGGCGGGCCGCCCTATCTTGCGCCGTGCTGCGCCGGTGAGACTCTGACCCTTGCGGCAGAGATTCCCGACGCGATTGCACGGCTCATAGCCCGGCGCGACGGCATCGCCGACGACGCTGCGGCCCGAGTCGAGGCGCGGCTGACCGAGCTTGCGGACCTGCTCGGCGGCGCGGTGCGCGAGTGGCTTGAGGCCGGCGGACCCGACGCCGTGCGTGGTCGCGCGCTCGGCATGTCCCTGTCTGACGCGCTCGGCATCCTCGACAGCTTGCAGGCGGACGATGGTCCCGTGCTCGCCATCGCCCGCGAAGAATGGAAAGCCGCGCTCGACGAGCTCGCCCGCCTTGCCGTGTCGACCGCCGGCGAGGCAGGTCTCGGCGTCAAAGGACTCGACGTCGAGGGATGGACGCAAGTGCAGAGCGGCGCCCTGCAAAACGCGGCGAGCGCGTGGGACACCAAGGTGCGCCGCTACCTCGCAGAAGCGACGCAGCGCGCGGCGATGGAGGCGGTGTATGTCGTGCCCGATGTCGTCGGGCAGCGCATCACGGAGATGGTCCGCGACTTGACGCCGCAGACCGTGACCGAGGCGCGGACGGCGACGGCGGCCTATGACCGGGTTGTGCAAGCGGGCCTTGCTGACCTCGCAGACCCCAAAGGGGATCGACTGCGATGGGTCAGCGTCGGCCCGGTCGATGGCTTGCAGCGCCGGTTCTGCGCGCTCGTCTCGGGCAAGAGCTTCACCCGCGAGCAAGTGGGGCGACTTCGCAACGGCACGCCCGGGATGCCCGTCGCCGACTTCCATGGCGGTTACAACTGTCGGCACCATTGGGTTCAGATGCCCTCGCCGATGGCGGCCCGCATGGGGTATGATGCGGCGACGGACGCGGACGTGTCCATCATCAACGCCAGCGTGACGAGGAAGCGATGAGACGAGAGTTCGCATGCGGACAGTCGCAGACCTTCCGGTGGGTTCCGCCGGATGGGTGGTCTCGCGCTGAGTCCGCGACTCTCGCGCTGTACTTCGCGTCCGGCACAACGTCCGACTCGATGACCGGGCGCACGGCCGATGAACTGACGGCCATCAGCTCCGACCGGCGTCGACTCACGCTGACGTGGGACACGGACGCGCCGGTTCCTGACGAGATGGTGACGTCATGGTCCGCATGGATTGACGATGGCGCCGGGGCGCAGATTCCGATTCGCATCCTGCGACTCGTCTCCGACTCCGGTGCGTCGGGCGTCGTCGAGCTTGCTGAGCCTCTCCCGCACGCCATCAGCACCGGCGGCGATGTCCACATCCAGACGTGGC